ATGGGGGAGATAGGGGAGATGGGGGAGATGGGGGAGATGGGGGAGATGGGGGAGATGGGGGAGATAGGGGAGATGGGGGAGATAGGGGAGATGGGGGAGATAGGGGAGATGGGGGAGATAGGGGAGAAAAATTGCTACCTTGTCCCCCTTGTCCCCCTTGTCCCCCTTGTCCCCCTTGTCCCCCTTGTCCCCCATGTCCCCATGCCCTGTTTGGCCAATGCCTAATGCCTAATGCCTAATGTCCAACAACCGATTCCCTAAACTGTTTCCCGGCAGAAAATGCCGGGACTCTGGTTGCTGGAATATCCATTTTTTCATTAGTTTTGGGATTGCGACCTTCCCTGGCTTTGCGATCGCGCCTCTCAAACGAGCCAAATCCCACTAGCGTTACCTTATCGCCATTAGAAACGGTTTCGATAATGGTGTCGATAGTGGCAGTTAAAACTGCATCGGCTTCTTTTTTGGTGATGTTGGCTTTAGCCGCGATCGCGTCTATTAATTCACCCTTGTTCATAACTCAATCTCCCTGAAATGCTCGAAATATAACGCCAGATGCTTTCCGACGCAAGGCGACAGGAACGCACTGGCTCAAGATTGTAACTAAAACTCGACAGAACTATCAAAAACTGGGTCACCTGCCACCGAAAAACCGCAATAGAACTGTGAATAACATACCGTTGACTTGACGTAGACAGGCCCATAGAGCCGATTGAATTTTACTGCTAGCCGCCACTTGTATGAGGTTCGCAGATAAGAAAGCGGCAACAACAAGAAATATTCCAAGGGTTCGCCACCTAGCGCATCACCCGCTACGTTGCGCCCTGCGAGGAATTCACCCAGTAGGTAAATTTTGCCTTGAATGCTGAAAGTTTCAAGCAAGAATTCCAGCACTGCCCTTGTGCCCTTAGATTCCCAGATAAAGGTGAAGGCGTTGGTAATGAGCGATCGCTTCTGTTCTTGGCTCCAGCTAGTTTCCCAGTATTCGCCCGTAAAGCCGCACAGTTGTCCGAGCCAATCCAAGTTTTCAGTCTTGGCTGTTACTGGGTCAAGGTAATCGGTGTAAAAGTTGTCAACCGCTTCCTTGGCTGCCATTAGATATTCATCTATTGGCAGAGTCAACCAATCCGCCACGGGGTCAAGTTCTGGATCGTCTGGCGAAACCTGGTACTTCTCTTCAGCGATTGGCAGACGTTTATAAATTGGCCTTCCTTGTTCCCAGGCTGATGGCATAAGCGTTAGGGGTGAATTTTAATCCAGTATTCGACCTTGGCATTAGGGTTAGTTGTCGCCAAGCGATTAACTATCCCTGCTAGATGAGAGGCTTTGCGCGGCGAATCATCTGGCGAACGCAATATCACCTCGGTTTCAGGAACCGAAAGCCAGTCCTCAACGTGGTAGTTTTTGCCAATGATATATTCGCTGCTCATTAATCTAGATCCCCTCCCTCGCCATAGCTGTAACTGAAGCTTTGTCCTTCTAGCACCAGATCGACTGTGAGGTCAAGTAGATAAGCCGCGCTATAGCTATTAGGAAGCTGAATGTCTGCATAAGAAACATCCAGTGCATTGTGCGTGGAAACTGACTGCACCAAATCCACACCCGCCAACTTCACCTGAAACTCTAATTCTTTGAGGTTGATTGTTTCTCCCAAAGGTAAATTCCCTGGTTGTAGGTACTCTTGCAGCCGCTGGTAAATCGTCAGCGTGATCGCTTCTGGGTTGCTCCCAGGAAGTAGAGATGCGATCGCGTACACTTCCAATGGCACAAGCTCAATGCTCGAAACGTAGACCAGTACACCAATTGGCGCTTTACCTGGCGCTCTAAGTGCCGATTGTAGTTCGTTTATTTGGGCTTGGTTTAGCTCTGTGCCGTCTGGGTTCAACCCAAAAACGTGTACCGCGCCTTTCTCGAAGCTGACTTTATCGGCTGCCAATAAGCCGACTGCTTTGGTCACGCTGCCTTCACCCAGTAGCAACTTTGTTTCCTGTTCGTAATCATCAGCGCTCGTCAGTCCCCGCCGCCGCAGTGCCACAAATCCCCGTGCCCTGGCTTCGTCTTCTGTTTCTTCGTCGATTCCGCCTGATGCAGGTTCTGTGTTAGTTACAGATTGCAGAAAGGCCCGCGATTCTGAGAGATTCTTGATGGTGTAAGCAGGAAGGTTGTATGCTCTTCCCAGGTTTTCAGCTGTCGCCGGCACCACCCCAGCAATTGATCCGGCTGGAATTACCAAGTCTTCATCAGTCAAAAAATTATAGGTATTGCTCACATCGCTTACCATATACCCGGCGCTCAGGTAAAATGGACTGCCAAGCGGCGCTGATAACGTGAAGATGAGGCTTACTTGCGCCGCTTTTCCCAATCTCCTTTGGATGCCAGCAATTTTCAAAAATTCCACCGCCATCGCTGATGGTAGCTTGTTGGTGTAGTACAAATGCTCTAACACGGCGAACAAGTGACCCTCATACAGCGCCACGATGGGGGAAGCTGCACTAAAGTCATTGAGTCGGCGATCGCTTGCCGTGTAGCACCTATCCTGCATAGCTTGTAGGATCAGCTTGGGGTCTGCTGGGTAGAGCGATTCGGGTTGTAGGGGAGTAAAGCGAGTGGGATTTGGCATAATAATCTCAGATTTCCCCCCGTGGTTATGGTGCTTAGTATCTACCTTGATAAAAATAATCCTGGAGAATTGTGCTGGGCAGGTGACACTCTCGCTACCGTAGCCCAATACAAAGCAGCCCTTGTCGAAGCCCGTAAATTCTGCCCAAAACGCCCTAGAGATGCCTTTTTGCCGCTTGACAAGCACGAATACATTGAGCTTGAAGAAGGGATTTTTATCGTCAATGAAAACCTGGAACTGCTAAACGGCACGCCACGTACATCAGAGACGATTAGGCACTATCTGGCGGATTCCGCCAGATAGATCTTGTATAATTGGGGTGCGATGAAGCTTGCAGGTCAGAGTAAGGGTCTCACTTTAAATTACCTGGTGCGCGGAGTCAAAGCGATTGCTAGGGACATGGCAACACATCAAAGGGAGCCTGCAATTGTTTGTGCGATCGCATCTCAAGGCAAAGTGGCAGAAACAGTAATGCGGGTTGCGACCGAGGGGTGTAATGTGCGATCTGACGGCTGAAATGATAGTACGCAAGAAAATATCAGATACCCTCAATGCGGGTGCAATTCCCGTCTTTGCCTTTGACAGAATAGCAGACTAGATATGGGGAAAACACGAAACGACGCAGCTAAAATACTGCTTGCTCAAGGATGGACTTTTGAAGAGGTTGAGTCTGTTCCGATCAAAAAGGTTGCTAGGGCGCGGACGCCTAATAAGCCCAAGCAAGCAAAACAACGCAAAAGCAAAGACGCATCTTGAGCTTGATAGGCGATCGCATTCACGATTTCAATACCAAACTAATCGGCGGCTGCGGCACTTCCCCGATACTCCACTCAATCCGCACACTCAATCCGCCACCTTCTTGAATGCTGCCAGTTACCGCAAACTCAACATCGGGGATTTGTTCTTCTAGCGCCACTTTGATGCGGGCCAAAACTACTTGGGGTTGCGCGACGGCATCAAAGATAAAGTCGGGACAGCCAAATTGCTGCCGCATAATTCTTTCTGTGGGGCGAGTTTCGAGAACTCCAAAGATCGCATCCCTAATTGTGTCAAAATCCTCACTCAGTTTGAGTGAGCCGTTGAAGACTTGAAGTGGGTAAGCTAGTCCCCTAACCTTGACCATTGCTCACCTCAAATGCTTTTAGTGCCGCATCTTGCCACGCTCGTCGTCGGGCTTCATCCATAGATTTGTTCCACACTCCTTCCAGTTCTTCGCGAGTGGTGGGCAGTGTGATAACTCCACTTTTTGCCAAAGATAGGCTAAAGGCGATAAATGCTTCCTTACCTAAATCAAAATTACTCATAGTTAACTCATATTAGTTGACTAAAAGCTTGGAAAACGCCTGATTAGTTTACCAAGATATGCGAGTATAACTTTTGTGTTCCGTGCTTATTAATACCCGCGAGAGTTATTTGTGTCGCCATCGGTATCAGTTGAACCAACCACAATTATGCTCTTGCCGTTGATTGTGACATCAGCTGCGTTGACAATTGAGATCGCACTTCCGGAAGCGTTCCAGATCCAACTTGTGCCGCTAGCTCCCCCCAATTCCCACTCTTGCCCTGCCGCGTTGCCAAAACGCAATTTTCCACCAGCCATGACAATATAGCCGCCAGAGCCATCCTCCAATCGCACCTCGGTTAGTCCAGCGATGGTAACTTTGTTGTTAGCAGCTTCAATAGCTATTTCACCAACAGAAGTAGTCAGCGAGTACGTTTGTTCGACTTTGACTACATGGTTTTGGTCTGTTTCATCAACTCTGTCGCCCACCGTCTGATGCGTGCTGCTGCCGATGATTGTGCGGCGATCGTTTCCTTGCACTTCCACTGCACAATCGCGTACTGGGTCAGATTGCGTGGGATCTGGCGGGTTGGTGTCGTTGTGGGTTACGCCAAGCCACACGCCATCGTGGGGGTCACCGTCGAGAAACTGAAAATACGCAGTTGAGCCAACTGCGGGGATAGGCGCGTCCATCGCCGGCGCTGGGTTGCAGTGCGATAGCCAATCCGTTGGTGATAAACCTGCTTTGGATTGGGGTGATACCTTGATCCGCCGCTGATTGAGTGGGTCTTGGTTATCGGTCACAATACCGATTTGCAGCCCGTACACTCGGTTTGGGAGTTCGGCGAGTTGGGCTTGCAGGCGCTGGAGTTGGGCTAAAGTGCTTAGAATTTGGGACATATAGCTATTTTTCCCAAAGTTCCTATGAGTCACGCGCTCCCGCCCACACTTGAAGTTGCCGTTTTATTGCGAATATCCGAAATTAAGCGCAGAGGCTACATTCCCGATCATCTTTATCACCAAGCCCAAGAAGCAGGCGAGCTACTTGCTAATAAGGGCGATGCGCTGCTGTTTGGCGGCAAGAAGGGTGAGGCAGCGTAGTTGTTTAATCAAGTGGCGCAGTCCATCGCAGTCCTTGCCTTTCAGCCGGGAGGGGTGGAAGTGTTCGGGGTTAGGCTGGAAACGAGTTTTAAATAGGATAAGTTTCCCCATCGCTCATTGCTCCCGCCCAATCGGTTAAGGCAAATATTTCAACTAGATCGACGATACAAAGCCCAATCATTTTGCTGTATTGTTTGCTTTCTTCTTCTATCGTTGGCTTACCGATTTTGAGCAATTTCAAATTATCCTTGCGATATATCATCCGGAAAAAAGCTAGCTCAAATATTTCTAATGCGATCGCTTTTGCAGCACGAGTTTTTAGAAAGTCTATAGCCTCTGATACCAGCGTCATTTGCATTTCAATATCAATTCTGTTTATCCAATGCAAAAAATTCTGCTTGGTCGATTCATCCGCACGGCTTGTGTCAAAGTGTACCAAAGGGTTTCCCGCCCCTTTTAAATTCTCTAAAAGCATTCTTGCGCCAGATTGAAAAGTTTTTAAGTCGCTGGCGATACCCCAAAAGCTTTCGGCAACTTCTTTTTCTATCTTTTTAGTGGTTTTGTTATCAAGATTATTCGCTAATTTAAACGCACTAAAAAAACATCCTCTCATCTCGTGTTTGTCGTATCCCACGATTTCTAAAAACCGTGAATTATAGATTTTCAATCTTTGCTGTCGATTGATTGCGTTAAATCTGTTGATATAGCTTTGGTTTATTTGATGATTGAAATTTTCACAAGATTCATCTGCAAGTCCTTTAAAATGAGCGAATGAAGGGCTGACTTCGGCACTTCTAACCAAAACTATCTGCTTTGATTTTGGTGCTAATCTTGCGTGTTCTTGGCGTTTAGATGCAGCTATTAAGTAAACAGGCTCCCCACATTTGGGACATCTTAATTGCCAGTTTGCGTAATTGCGGTAGCCACATTCAGAGGCATTTACAATTACGCCATATAACAAGCTTTTAGCGTAGCGCATAGGCAAAAATCAGGAATATAGAAACTTTGTTTTTCAAACGAGTTAACCGGCGATCGCTGCTTAATCATCTCTTTGAGAGAAAATCGCGGCAGGGCATATCAATCAACCCCATAGGATGAATAGCGCAGAAAAAGCCATCAGGTAATGAACACCCAGAAGCGCATTTTAAGCACATTTTGGTTTGCTCTTTTACAGCATTACGATGAGCAAATATCTTGTCTCGATTAGCTTCAAATATGGCTATGTGCTTATCTCGTTTATCTAACCATTGGGCATATTCTTCAGCGTTATCTGCTAAGAATTTCTCAATTCTTTTTCTGGAGTAAAGCTTGATTGATGGTGCGTTTCGGTAGTGGGGATTATCTAGCAATCTGTTAGGTTCGCCTATGCGTTTAATCCACCCATCCGAGAGTAAATATTTTTCCTTTAATTGTGTTTTGGTTATCCAAGTATCTTTGGGATTCCACTTGCAATCATCCTCATGGTAAAGAGGAATCCACACGCCCCACTCTTCATCTTTGTCCCATACCCAAGCGACTGCACGAGGCTTGGTATCTTCGCTCGGCGCTAGATTTATTTTCTTTAATTGACCAACAGTTTTGAGTTCGCCTACATTATCCCACTGCACGATGGGCGGCAGTTCGGGATTATCTATTTCGCAGTCTTTGACATCATAAAGCCAAGTCCAACAGCAGCGTTTCATGGAGTAAATTCCGCCACTAGGACTTGTGCCTTTTTTGGGTTTTAAGTTTTGCTTGTGCAAATCAACTAAGTCTTTTAAATGGTCGGGATGACAGCCCCAATCGTACCTAGTAACACCAGGACATTCCGTTCTCGGTTTGCTATTCCACTGCCAATCACAAACCGTGCATTTCCATATCTCGTTAGGATGTTTAAATAATTGATGTTGTAGCATATAAAACAATATTAACTATTAATTAATAGTTATATTATCTAGAGCAAATTTGTCAAGCAAAATTTAAGTTTTTATTGCAGTTATTAATAGTATTAATTGTATTATTAATAATAAAAATTCGCTCCATGAGCACTAACTCTGAGCGATGTATTCCTGGGTAAAAAGAACACCATGAATCTTAATATTTATCACAGCCAGGGTTAAATCTCTGCACTGGCAAACCCATTTTCAACACATCAATCCCGACTTGAGAAAGCAGGCAAGGATTGCCATTAAGCAAGAACCTTAAATGCAGGTGCGGCCCACTGGATAAACCTGTGGAACCGCACTTAGCCACTATTTGCCCTTGTTTTACCTGCTGCCCTTGTTGTACTAGAATGCCGCCATCCATGCAGTGCATATAGGTTGACTCGTATCCACCTCCGTACTTGATGGTGATCATGTTGCCAGCCCCGCCGTTACGTAGCGCGACCTGTGAAACCACCCCGTCAGCCATTGCCACAAACGGAGTTCCCATCGGGGCGGCGACATCAAGAATTTTATGGCGGTAACCGGCTGGGCGATTTTTTCTCGTGCCATACCCATCGCCGATACTACTTGCTCCCTTCGGCACGGGGAAGATAAACTTTCCAGGTGCGGCGACAGGAGCAGTCGGGGTCGTCGCTGCCGTAGTCGCCACAGGTGCGGACTCCACAGCAGGTGCAGCCTGCGGTGTATAAAACTGCAACTGTGTCACCCCACCAGGGAATTTGTGAGAAACGTTGCCGACTCGCCACTCCCGATTAAATGGCTCCGGCACGAGTTCCCCAGAGATGCCGATGATTTGCCCTGGCGCGATCGCCAAATATTCAGGCGTGGTGATAACAGTTGCCTCTGACTCGTACCCCTTAATCCTTTTAGCTTCATCGGCGATCGCCTCCCCTTGCGCCCTCCCATCAGCCAAGTCAATTGCGCCAATCGCCTGCCTCGGCATTCCCGCCCCATCTTCGCTTTTTCCAGGGTTAGCGGTTACGGGTTGCGGCGGCGGATCTTCTGCTTTCAAGGTGAGGCTAGTCAGCGCTGCTTTAGAAACTTGGCTGTTGCTGGTGGTAGATTTGGTAATCACCCCATTGGCGTCGATATCCTCAGTCTCAATCGTCGTGCCTGTGGTGGTTTCGGTCGTTGTCACCACCTTCTTGATCGTCGTCGCACCCGTGACTGAAGTTGTTTCCACCACCATCACAACCTTGCCGCGCTCGATGGTTTTGTTGGTGATGGTGGTGATGGTGGTAGTTGTGCCGTTGGGATTTTTCTGAGTCTTGGTAGTGGTTTTGGGCAATTCAAATTTTTTGGGTGATTCCTTGGGCGTGTTGTCGGCGGTGGTCGCAGAAGGCTTGGGTTTCACGTTGCCCACGATTGGGGGTGCAGCTGCGCCAGTTACCCCAGATGGCACTTTCCCTGTACCCGCTTTATCTTCAGTTTTTTGCTGCTCGACTTTCCCCGTTTGGCGGTCAATCACTGCCTTAGATGCGGCGGCGGGAGTGGGGGGAGAAGTAGCAGAAGCGCCAGAAGTTGAAGCGCGATCGCTCCTTGCCTTATCACTAAATCTCAAATCCAGCACATCGCCCCAATCAACTACAATCCCCGTGTACTCCGGTCTGCCGCTGGGTTTGAGAATGAGTTTATTTTTTTCGTCTTTGACGGTGTAGCCAATTGACCTGCACTGCCTGAGCAACAGTTCGTAGGCGGTAATCCCTGTTTGGTCGAGGAACTGGTAAGTTGGCCCGTTGCCTTCCATTTCTAGCTTGAGGTTATGCTGTCGGCAGACAATCTCAGCTAGCTGCCGCAGGGTGATATTTTCAAAAGACTTATTCTCAGTTCGCCGCGTCATCAGCCAGCGAACGCTTTGCCCTGTAAAGGTGGTGATATCTTTTTCGCCCTTAACCGAATCAGTGCCAATGTGGATGAAATGATAGGCGATGAGTTGCGATGGCTCAAACCCCAACTCGATGATGATTTCAGTCCCCTTAATGCTGGTTTCTTGTGGCGGCGTGACTGCTTGAATTTGGGTTTGGGGTGGGTTAGGCTGCGTCTCAGGAGCCATTGTCCGCTTTGAATTTAAGATGCTCCAAATGATAGGGAGTGTCCCGGTTCGCCCATCTTTTGTACCGCTTGAGTATCTGCCATCTGAAACGTACATCCCCGAATCATAGTGCTGGCTCCCGGCAAGCAAATACGGCGACGGACGCCCTTTAAACAAATACCCCAAGCCGTTGTAAGATTCCAAGAACCAGCAAAGGTCAGGAATATTGCCCCAGTTCACGCCCTTGAAACGGTTATCTGAGGTCAAGGCATCGATAGCAGCTTGCTCAAAAGTGTAGGGAGGAGCAACGCCGGGGATGCGACCAGCTGGGACGCGCACGGTTTTTCTTTGGAGCGAGTCGCCGTTAGCGATATTTTGGTTGAAATTGTAGGAACACTCGCGGTAGTGAATCGCTGCTATCACGTACCAAGGGACGCCCGTTTTGGCAGAGATGGTTTGATACCGGGCTTGGTTTGCGATCGCGTGCTGTGCCGCTTCCTTGACTATCCCTAATCTGTCGGAACGGATGGACATTGTTGTCCAAATTTGACTGTAGTAATCAGTTTGGGCTGCTTTGGTGCGACCAGTGGGACGGGTAAGGATTGCCGCGCCACCTGTTGAGGTAGGGAGGGCGAGGTCTGAGGTTGCTGATGATGTCGCGGTGGGTGTGGCGGTTTGTTTATTGCTGCCTAGTAATTCAGGTGGAACGACGATACCGCTAGATTTCAGGCTTATGTCTTGGAATTTGCCGCCAATAACTAGACCATTATCGTAGATGGAGAAGCTGCATTTACTTGCTCGTTCGCTTTCGCCAAGTTCCACGCTCACTTCCAAAAGGAAGCGATCGCCACTTTCAAAAACACTTTCACCAATCCGGCAACGACAAAAGGGGGCGATGAGTCTCACACCTGACCTCCCAATAACCACTTCACTAGCTGTACGGGTTTGCCGTCGTAGTTTGAAATCTGTTCCTCTGCCTTGTTGAGCGTTGTCTCCACATCCCCTAGCACCCCGTTAACATCACCCAGTAACTTCAGTGCGTCCGCCGCATACCCTTGTAAGTTGCCGGGTAACTGGGTTTGCAATGTTGTGAGTGTATTGGTTGCAGTATCTAGAGTTTCGCTAATCTGCGACAACACCGGACGGGCGTAGTTGAGGATTTGGGAAGTGTCAGGAATTTCTAAATCAATACCTTCTACCAGTTCGCCGAACACGTCGATATCTGGGTTGAGGTCGAGCAGTTCGGTGAATCTTGTAACGTCGCCGTTGAAGATTTCGGAGGCGAGGCTGGCTATGCTATCTCCGGTTTTGGTTTGAATCATTGGTCATTGGTCATTGATTATTGGTCTATCTGGCGGATTCCGCCAGATAGAATTACGGTGCTTTGCCACCAGTTACTAGTGGAATTGTAGTTACCCCTTGTCCTGTTTTAGCTTGAAACCCGTCCCACGCAAGGACTGTACCGATGGTTTTGCCGCCCGCCCCAGTCATACTGACTGCCCCACTACTAGCATCAGTTGAGAGCTTGTACTTGTTACCCCGAATAGCCGCCTGAACGTCGGCAGCCCATTGCTTGATATTGGTTTCGAGATATTTCTTAGCAGCAGCAGACGCATCAGCGCGTTGCCTATCAGTCAGCGGAAGCCTCGGTTTGCTTTGCTTCTCGCGAGTTGTTTTGGTAGTTTCTAAGTTTTTAGTTTTCTGCTGCTCAACCTCCCCTCGGCTAATCGCCTTGGGAACTTCCTTGAGTTCTAGTCCCAACTTCACGCTAGCGGGTTCGCCCCCCAGCCATGCCGATTCCTCCCACTGAATGCTAGTCAAAACGCACGGGCCAAACTCCCGCGTTCCCCATTGGAATTTGAGAATTGGAGGGGAGTATTTTTTATTTTTAATATCCGCTTCTAGTAGCAGGTTTATCCCTTCAATCAGTGGTCGCAGCGACTTCCCGCAGTACCAAGTTTGCAGAATTAAATCGGGAATGGAGAGTGTTTGCCCTGTGGTGGCAGTGTATTGAACTTCCGATCGCTGCGATGCCAGTGGCGAAATCTCGGTATACTTGGCTTCCCGGCTAAATCTGAGCGATTGAGGATTGACGAGAAATAGCCACAAAGGTTTAGCGACATTGCCGGAAATATCGTACTCCAGTAGCACTGCCTCAATCGATGCGCCTTCTTTGCTGGCATCTGGGAGTTGGCTGTATACAGAGTTGTACCTCATGCCAGTACCCCCTGTTGCTGTTGGGCGTACATAAGTTCTAATTGCTCTAGTGCCAACCGTGCGATCGCTACAGGGTCGTTTACCCCATATACGTTAATCACGGGCGAGAAAACAGTATTTCTCGTGGATGCTCCCACTGCCGCACTCCCTTGCATCATCCGCTGCATCTGGGCTGGAGTCAGGATGAATTCGCTTGAATTGGCAACTACCGGACTTGCTCCTGATGGCATATTGCGCGATTCGTTGGCGAAGGCTCCCAGCAATCCGCCAGCAGCCGTAGGGATATGGCCTTTATAGAAGCCAAGCAAGTTACCAACTCCAGAAGCAATATTTTGCCCCAGGTTGAACGCCGATTGTCCGGCGTTGGTAACCACGCTGGTAGCAGTGCCAATCGGATCGCTAACAACATTTCCGATGGCGCTGACGGGTGCAGCTATTGTACTTTGAGCTTGACCAATGACGTTGCCAATAGATCCAGTAATTGCCGATAGCAATTGATTCCACATATCGGCGATCGCTTGTCCCAGTGAGGCAAAGAAGTTTTGGGCTGAAGCGATCGCTGAATTTACGACCTCCGTCCAACCATTGGCGAAGTTCGCGAGCCAGTTTTGAATTGAACTAACAGCAAAGCTTCCAACTTCTCCCCAGCCACTAATATAAGAATTCAACCACTCGGAAATCGTGTAGCTAGTCGCAAGCCAAATATTATTCAGTCCTTCCAGAAGCTTGCCACCAATACTCAGCAATCCCCTACCAATCTCTACAAGTACGGTGGCGCGGAAGCTAGCAACCAATCCCACAATAAAGGGAATAGCTGCAAGGGCGATATTGCCAATGGAAATCAGGATATCCCCCCAAGGTAAATTGATGATGAACTGAATCAGTTTACCTACCAACAGACCGCCAAATACCCCAAGCTTTGCGCCCATCAGCCCAAACCCAATCGCGCCCCCACCACCGGAAAAAATCTTACCCGAAGAGGTAGCAAGCCAGGAGAAAAATTGCCCAATCCAAGCGTTGATTCCACCCAAAAATTTTTCAAAGCCGTTTAATATTGCAGTGGGATTGAATAGCTTCTGCGCCCCTCCCATGAAGCCTTGAAAAGCGTTAACTAAAATATCTGGCTTGATAAAACCTTGAATTGAATTGGTTAATTTTTGCAAGCCACCAAGAAGAAAGTCAGGGTCGAAAATCTTATTAAATATTGCGCTTACTCCGCCTATCCCGCCGCCTCCACCCTTGGCAAGTTTGGCAAGCGAAGTTGCAAAATCCGAGGCTTTTTTAACCCAGCCAGTGAAAGTATTGATGCCATTATAAAGCGCGAGCATCGGATCGACACTTGGCACTCCCAAGGCTTGCAATATGCTAGCCCCAGCATCAAAAAAGGCTTGCACGGCTTTTATGCCACCAGCAACAGCAGTCATTATATTCTGCTGCCCTTCACCAACTGACAAGTCCCGCAGCAAACCAAATACGCCAGAAGTAGGATCGAACAAGCTTGATTGAATACCAGCAATTAAGCCATCAACTGTGTTGCTAGCAGCGTCGATTACGTCTTTAGTGATTAGTTTGCCGCTGACTGCCTTAACAACTTCAATCCGCTCTTTTGAAGACAAGTTCTTCATGTCATTGAGAACCTTGCCGCGCTTTTTCATCTCCTGTTCTAGCAGGTTGATGAAAGCCGGGTTGTTATCGGCAAATAGCAAGTTTCTGGCACTAGCAATGTTGCCATCGAGCAAGCGCGCCGTGAACATCCCTACAGCGCCCGCATCTGTCCCTGACGAGATGCCAAGCAAGGTCATTTGCTTGGTGATGTCGGTGAGGTTCTTTTGAAATTCGCCTTTGTTTAATACTCCATTGGCATCCTTAAACGCCGGGATGACGTTATCCATGATGGAGTTAGCGACTTTTTGATAGTCAGCAGTCGCACCAGGCAAAGCACCCGCAATCTTCGATAGTTCTGCGCCAAAGCTGGTGACAAACTTCTCTGACTCTTTGTAAGATTCGCCCGTGAGTGCGGCAAAAGTACCAGCTGCCGACACGGTATCAAGCTGGATTTTCTTGGCTTCTTCAAACTTTTGCCCCATGAATTGAGCAGCATTGCCTACAGCATTCAAAGCTTGCCCCAGTAGGTTGGCTTTAAGAATCGCTCCGAATAAAGCATCGCCGATATTCCCGCCAGCATCGCCGCCATCCCTGCCCAGCAATCCTAGTCTTCGGCGAATGCGATCAAAGATATCGGAGGCACCATCTCGCGCTCTAATTATCAAGTCTACCAGGCTACTTGCCATGTTCCCAAGCTTTTCTTTCGGCTTCTACGGCTTCTAGGTGGATATCTATCATCAATTTGAGGGTGTCTAAGGGAATGCGCTTGTATTCTTCCAATCCCTGAAATGATTTACCGTTGATGAAATACACAATCCTCAAAAAATTTTCTTCATCAATGCCCTTGAGGTTTGCGGCGAAAGGATTGGAGGAGTTTAGCCACCCCCTGCCAGTCTCCCATGTTGATTGAATTTAGCGTTTTCTCGTCCACCCCGTCGCGATCGCCCCAGCGGACGCACAAGCGCAGAGCGATCGCTACTTGCGTTTCCAAATCCCCATCTTTTTGCTTGCTGATTGCTTCGGCATCGCCGTAGTTAGGGCGGCGGAAAATCGTCTCGATGCCATTGCTAAGAGTCAGGGATTTCGAGCGATCGCTCAGTTCGACGAATTCAGGCATTTCTTTTGGTGCAAGGGTCTCGCTGATAAGCTCTACATCCTCAATGTCGCGTTGCCGCAACTGTGGTAGCGCGATTCCTGACTTGTCTCCCCAACGGACGCAGTTTCTCGCTATCAGGCGGCCAGCTGCTTCGATTTCGTTGGTAATGCCAGCTTTAGCAAGGCTTCGCACGTCCTCTAGCACTACAGGACGAAATACGGTAATCGTGCCATCGCTGAGGGTAATTTTGATTTCTTGGGGGCTTTGTCCCTGTACTTCAATGACTTGCTGCTCGTTTGATTGAGTGCGTTGAATTCTGCCCATTATGCGTACTCCCAATCATCCGCGATAAAAGTGAGCTTCAGCATCGAAATATCGTTGGATTTTTTATCCACTTCAAACCCTTCCAACGCAGTCGGGCGAGCTTTGTAAACGATGACACTAGGGCCAATTGGCTCGACTTCTGGGCAGTAGGTCACTGGCGTAATTGAAATAGTGATTACATCTTTATTGTCATCACAGTAATTGCGCCAAAAATCGATAATAGGCTTATCCGCGATTGGATCGAAGGCTTTTTCCAAGTCCATCTCTTCCAATTCTCGCGGGCCTACAAGTTTGAATTTGCGGTTGCTGAGTCCGTCGTTGTAATCGGTGGTATCCGCCTTGTCCTTGATGCCGCTAAATTTTTCCCAGTAGCTATCAATGCCTTTGATGGTTACCAAAAATTGCTGCTGGGTAATTGGATTTGCCGTTGCTGCCATACTACGCTACACCTGCCGCTTGCTGTACTTGATCGATTGCCACGCGGTAAGAGCCGACTAATATCCGCTCCAAAGTCGGTGCTGGAGCCGCGTATACTTCAGCCCTCGCAATTCCCGATTCCAGATCGATAGCAGGATTTATTGAGCGATCGCACTTCACTAAAAAAGCATCCTTGGGTTGTGCGCCAAAGAAAGCCCCGCCTTCCCAAAATCGGTAGGCGATCGCTTCGATTGTTTCTCGAATGCGAATGAACAGCACACCTTGTCCGTCCACCGCACTGAATATCACGCCACCCTCATCCAAGGTTTGTTGAATGGAGCGATTGAAAACCGAGAAAATAATCCGAGTATTAACAAAGCGGTAGTAAGGTGAAGCGCTGCGGGTGCGAGAGCCGTAGACCACAACACCTTGTCCTGGCAGATTGCGGATGCAGTTAACTCCTTCTGGATTAACCACTGCTTGCTCGGCTTTCTTCACCGTCACCGCTACGCCCTTCACTCCGCGCATTGGGTACTTTGTCCCCGCCGGCGGCTGTTGGAATCCTTGTTCCCTGTAGCGGCGAAGCGCGATCGCAGCCACTCCCGCGCTGGGTGGAACTGTGTTGTCCAGCAAGTCCACAACGTAGGGGAAGAAGTAAGCAAGGTGTCCGCGTGCTGTAGTGTAGTTGGCGGATTCGGTTTGTGCCAGTGCCGGAGTATTGATAGCGGCGTGCGGGCCAGAATCTACGAATGTCGCCCAATCAAAGCCTTCAGTGGCACAGAGGTTTTCCATCGCGGTGGCGACTGAGGTGCGATCGCTCTGGTTGGTCAACCCTGAAAAAGCCTCTGGGCAAATTAGGATACCTTGCTCGTGCAGATCGGGGTCGAAGGAGTTTTGAATGGCATAAACGAACTCATCCGCCAATGTAGCGTAGGTGTCAACAGTAACCGTGAGCGTTGAGCCGCCTGGAGCTGTGGGAGATGTGACTGTAAAGGCTGTCCCGGCACTATCAGAGGTAACAAGAAAAGTACTGTTGCCACTGGTGTCATCGGATGCTGTAACAACGGGGTTAACTGTGACATTGGCATTAGTAGCAGCAATCAAGCCATCCACGATTGATTGCAGAGTTGGCGACGATCCGGCTGTGTAGCTGATTGCCGTGCCGTTGATATTGAATGAATAAGCGCCAGCGGTTGGAGTGCCAACAGTAAATGTGGCGACTTGCTTAGAAGCAGCGCGGACGAAAAAGAGAATGCCGTTAGAAAGATTATTAAAAAAGAGCTTGACTGAATTCAAGCTTGGAGAAGTCCCAAATTTGGTTGCAAAGTCATCCGCGCTGGTAACTTGCGTAGGTGTGTTGAAAGCTCCGGTTGTCCCCGTGCCGATGAGATAGGCGCGGTTGAATGACGCGATGTCAGCAGGGATCAGTCCTGCTGTGTCCTCGTAGACATACACGCCGGGCGCTGTTAGTTGATTTATGTTAAGCGTTTGAGGCATGAGCAGTTATCGATAACTGCCCGTAGGGTTCCCTATACGACCATCTTGCCGTTTGCATCAAAACTGAAGGGCATAAAGGCAGATTGGGCGATCGCAGTCCATCCTTGAATTTCTTGAGATGTGGGCTTATTCAAAATAGGCACTGCATCAATCATGCCATTCCACAGCATCACTATAATGTCGTAGTTTTCGTACTGCGAGCCACTGACTCCGGCAGAAATGGCTATGCTCTCTAGTCTGCGTACAGCACCCCGGTTGGTAGATGATTCACTCATCCGGTTGTAAGCCGCATTTGGCAATATTGCTCTATTGAATGCTCCCCAATCAGGATCTGGTTTTGGTGCAGCAGGGCGTGTAAAAACTGTGCCATTCCAGATATCGCCCATCCCTGCTGTCTCACTTGGAATCATAAGTGAATCTGTTGGGTAATCATCTGGGTCATCTAATACGATTACGTTAACAACTATTGCATCTTCAACAACTGCATATCGCATTATTTACCCCCAAAAAACCCTAACTTCACCACGTCCACCATTGCCACCGCTTCCACCAGATGTAGTACCAGGGCCGCCTCCTCCGCCCCCTCCACTGGGAGCGCCACCGTTGCCGCCGTTGCCTCCTGTGGTAGTTGAGCCGCCACCGCCGCCGCCAGCGCTACCCGCGCCAGTTGTGGAATCGCTGCCATTACCACCGGTTGCCCCCGGAGTTCCAGTAGGGCCGCCAGTACCCCCACCTCCAGAATTCACAGCTGGTGCGCCACCGTCACCACCACCAGCAGCGGTACCACTAGCGCCACTTCCACCGCTAGGGCCGCCGAAAACGCTGCCTCTGCCAGGGCCGCCAGCGGTCGAGTTGCTAGCAGCGCCAGCAAACAAAGCTGCATTACCTCCACTTGCACCCGCAACCCCATCTGGGTCTAGCGCTGTTGTCGATCCGGTTGCAGCTTGCAAGCTAGAAGCTCCCGCAGATCCGGTAGTTGAACCAGAAGGCGAGCCGCCCCCATAAGCTGTCAAAAAACTTCCAAAAGAAGAGTTTCCCGCTTGCGTACCTTGAGCGCCTGGAGCGCCGCCAATGCCGCCAGCACCCACGGTCACAGTTACAGATGAGGGCAAAGCGCTCGCAGCAAATCTTTTACGCACATAGCCGCCGCCGCTTCCTCCTCTGCCTCCTGAACTGGTAGAGCCGCCACGCCCCGGGCCGCCCGGCCCGTAAATTTCCACTTCTACCCAGGTGATATTGTTGGGTTTGGGCCAGGTTCCGGAAGCCGTGAATATTTGAGAACCAGATGTGGAAGCGCTAGCCGTTCCTTTAACGTATCCCATCCTATACCTCCCACCAAGTTACAAAGCCATTGACAGCAATAGCCGAACCGACGTTGATTACAAAAGCTTGGTCAACTGCTAAAGCCACTGGCTGAGGAAAATCTGCAACCAAATCGGAAATGGTCATTACTCCGCTAATCGCTGTAGAAGTCTTTTTCAGGGTGATGGCTGTAGCGCTGCCAAGAGTCAGACAAAGACTGCTAATTCTCAAAGCCTTGCCACTAGTGGGAGTGAGAATTGTTTTGTCACCACTCGTGCCATCGGTGGCGATCGCGGTCATAGTTGTTGTAGGAGAAGCAGGCAAGCGATCGCGTATTTCCGTAAGCCTAGTGAGTTGTGCAGTTTGATTGGTCGCTGTGGCTGCATCCGTAGGCAATGGCAGCGATGTAGCTGATACGGGCTGCGTGGCGGGGAAGTTACTAACTTGAAAGCTTGTAGGGAAGTTAGAAACGCTGACACTGCCTGCAATTGTCTGGGTCGCTGGAAAATTGCTAACTTGAAAACTTGTAGGGAAGTTACTAACTTGAAAGCTCGTTGGAAAATTAGAAACACTAACGTTACCCGCAATTGTTTGCGTAGCAGGTAAGTTGCTAATTTGAAAACTAGTAGGAAAGTTGGAAACGCTTACAATGCCTGCTACGGTCTGCGTGGCAGGAAAGTTGCTAACTTGAAAACTTGCAGGGAAGTTGGATACAGCCACCTCACTAACTTCTACGTTGATGTCGCCCACGCTCAAGGGTGGCATCGCAGTAACTTCCACTTTACCTATAGTGTTTTCGCCAACAGGTAAAGGCTGACTGATTGCTACCGCCCCAGTAATGCTTTGTTGCGTTTTTAGCGGATCGTCGGGCGTTCCCGTCCCTGTGGTCGCAACGTGCTTAGTAGCTCCATCTGCGTCTTTAATCTTAAGAGTAGTCATAATATTTCGATATATTGACCGCCATCCGAACTCGAAAAGTCCATTAACCCTGTCGGCACGCTTTCTATCACTACGAAAGTCCGATCCACTACGTTGTCTGGTAGATCGTTGACACGCGATCGCCTTGTTGCAACTTGAATTTGAATACCATTAGCAGGGGTATAAGGACGCACGCCCAAAGCCGGATCTCGCGTCAGGTAATCAATATCAGCAGCAGTATAAGGCTGTTGCCCTTCGATTTGCATCATCGCCACAGCGACCACCATTGCGTAATACCAAATGCCATCCTCAGCTTTTAAAAATCCTTCCTGCACTGGGTAGCACTTGGAAAGTGGCCCCTTGAGGGGAATTAATCCTGTGATGGCATAGCGCACCGCATCAAGCAGTGGATAAGCGCCTCTGTGGGTACGTAAATCCTTTAGTTGCAACGACAACTCGAACTCGGCAATGATTTCAACAGTCATAGGCTGAACGGATGTCACGCGATGGCGACTTCGCTTGTAGCCAATGAGAATCATTCCCTTGCGTCCTGGCTTCGGTTGCTGGTCGCTATCGCCCGGAAAAGGAGAGATATTCACCTCAAAAGGTGCAAGAATCGCCTCGACTCGTTTGACTATAGCGGCTTCAGCTTCTGCAAGCATTACCAATAATCCTTCAAGGCGCTAGATGTCCAAGTCCTGCCAGGGCTTTTAAACAGCACCACATCGCCATTTCCAGCATCGGTTGTAGTACCATCAGTGCCATCAACGATACCCGGCAGCGATGCTTTGTTAGCTGCCAAGTCTTTGAGGTAGTAAAAAACCAAATCCCGCCGCCTGGAAACTTCTTCTCTTGGCTTATCCTTGTCTAAGATGTACCGCGCCACATCGCAAGTGTAATTGCGAAGCACTGTTGGTACAACAACCAAAGGCACTTTGTAGTGCACCGCTAGGTAAGAATCGAGTTGAGCTTGGGCATCCTCGATCGCCCGATTTACCACATCTTCGTTAATTGTGGTGTTGTCGGGGTAGTCAATGTTACTAAGCTCAAGTATTTCTTGCTCGCTAAAAGCGGCAATCATGTCGGCGACGGTAGCGTAGGGCATGGGAGATTGGATATTAGGAATTGGATGTTAGTAAGGATTGAGAGCTACACGACAATCACCTCTTGTGGTTGAAAATAATTCTGAATTCTGAATTAAATCCTTCTCAAGGAAACTGTAACCACCACTCCAGCTAGGTTTGTGACTGTGCCAGCGAAATCAAGAGACAAGCGATCGCCACTAGCCAACGTCCTTGTTGCTTCAGTTGCAACGAGCGCCCCAGTTTGCACAGTGTTAGCAGTGCCTTTGCAATTAAATCCAGCATTGCTGCTGTCGGTCAATAGGTCAGTTCCAGCACCAGGGGCAGCAGTGCCGGTATCTTTGGTGATTTGTAGGTTTACCGCGCTAGCATCATTCCCCGCAGCCGAGTGTACGTAGGAAATGCTAGTCACCAAGTAAGATCCATCCGCTACAAAGAAAGGCTGGTCAACGCATAGTGAATTGAGCGGACACTGAACGCTGATATTGTGCGTGAGGTTGATGTTAGTGTTGATCAACTCAACACCGATTTTTTGCTTAACAGCCACTATTCATTTCCTCCCTTGATTGCTGCGATACGGCGGTTAATGGCACGGCGAACGGTAACGCGAGATTCCGAAGCAAGCCACGCTTCGAGTTTGGCAACATCGGCGCAATTTTCAATTACTTTTTCCGCCTCCTCGACGTTCATGGTCGAAAGTTCCGAGGGCTGGGGTGCGTTCGGGTTAATCTCGGTTTTAGGAGAGATGATCTCAATTGCTCCCCAGCGTTCGTACTGGGGAAAGTCGGGGTGCGATCGCAATTGTTCTACAATGTCGTCCGAGATATTTAGATTACTGCCAGGTCTTAGGGTGAGACTGTCAAAACAGACTGGGCCGTTGCGGGGCGGAAAAGATTTTTCGGGTCTGAGGATAATTGTTGCCATTAGCTCACCTTTGGAACCTTGATGTATCTAAATGCTCCAGGATAATTAATTATTGTGGGCGTTGTTGAACTAAACATCGGGTAAACCTTCCGCCCGTCCCGCACTGTTACCCATTCTTGGGGCATGAGTTGAACCAGTTCGATGTGACGCTCAACAACTTCTGGGTCTTTGGTGTAAAGCGTGATGAGGTCTTTGTTTGTCCCACCTGCTTGCACGCCATTTGCTTCCAGCTGACTGGAATCGCACTCTTGGCACTTCGTAATCTTGAAGTTAACGTCTTCTTCGGACAAAGCCTGCTTGATGTAAGTAAGCACGCTTACAGAACTATCAGGCATCCTGGTTTTAACTAACTTGAAGTAAAAGCCAGTGGAAATTAAGACATCCATCGGCATTTCAACGTTATTTGAACCCGTGTGTGCTGCCTTTAATTCATCTACAAAAAACTCTGCCAATTCGTCGGGTGCTGCGGTGTTCGGGTCGAAGCTGGAGTTATTGAGGGTGACGCCGGCGTTGTTTAAAAAGCCAGTTACATTGAGTCGTGTGTCGCCGAATGCAGCAATACGGTGATGCCTTTCGCCGATAGATCGCTTTGCCAGCATTTGTTTGCGATTGTTGATTTCTGCCTTTGCACCAGCGTAGTTGTAAGCACGCTCTTGCTGGAAGGTGTAGGAGAAGGCACTAGCAATCATGAAGATTTTGTAGCGATCTTCGCCGGCTGACACATCCACAATGGGGATGTCGAAAGCGCCATCGCCGATAATGTCAGCGTCGCCAACTTCGTCTACAGTATCGCGCACCACTTCAGATGCACCTGCTTTTAGGTCTGCCTGGGTGGGTACAATTTTGCCGTTTTCAAAAGCTAAATCGCGATACCTTCTTGAAAGCACTCCGGGCATATTTTGCTCAAGCGCCCGGTACAGTAAATTTCCGCCTGTGGTCATGGTTAGGGATTGGGGATAGGGGAATAGGGGAATAGGGAATAGGGACGAGAATGATTGTCGCTACGCCAAATTAATCGAGAGAGGAACGACAGAGCCAGCAGTCCCGGACTTCATGAATCGAGCATTAGTTATCTGCACTGCCCGGTTGGTGTCGGCATCGGCGCGGAATTGTCCTTTGCGTTGGCCAGTTTGGGGGGTGTGAATCCAAAAAACGTTAGACGCGGGGTTGACGTTTTGTACAACTTTCACCCCAATCACGCCGCGCACTAAATACGAAATAGTCCAGTCGAGGGGATAGCCAAAATCACCATCAGCGTTAATGCTAAAGCCAGAGCGCTTTTCGATTGTGTCAGTGGCATAAGCAATGCCCATGAACAAGCTATTAGCATCCACGGGTAGAATTAAATCTTTGTCACCACTGCCTTTGACCAATGCCCGACCAAAAACCAGGATATCGGTATCCGCATTCGCAGCTGTGCGAATGACAGATGACTCTAGGTTGGCGACTTGCCCCTCGTAGAGTGAAGCACCGTCGAGTAAATCTGTGCAGTTATTAATTGGCATTATTTCCAAGCCTCCTCATAAGCTTTGGCTGCGTTAGCGTAGGCGCTGCGGGATTGCTTCTCTTCCTCGGAGAATGCCTCAATGTTCTCATCGCGCACGACTTCCTTGAGATTCACTAAGTCTGGTTGAGATTTGAGGAAATTTTGTAACCAAGTTAAGTGGGTCTGAGGCTTGCCTTCAGAAAATTCCACCTCTTCTTCTGGCAGGTTCATCATGAATTCGACTAGCTGCCCTTTTTGATTGGGGCGAATTTTGCCCTTGAGGGACTCAACGAAGTTGGCTACGTTTTCCCTTTTCTTCTCCAACTTGGCTTGCCGCAGTTCGGCTTTCAGTTGTCCAACCTCTTCTGACAATTCAATGCTTTCTTGTGATGGCACTGGCTCTGATTCCTCCGTGTAATCGTATTTATTTAAAAGCTGCAATACTCTCTCCCCGACTTCCTCTAGGCGCGATTCCATGTCAGGGGAAAACGTTTTACTAATAAAGTTTTCTAGTTCATCGACTCGGCTCTCCAGATAATCAAGGCGGCCATCACTGGGCATGGAGAGCAAGTAGGCAGGTACAACGCGATCGCTCACTTCAATGCCGTACTCTTCAATCAGCCATTCCCGCAGATTGCGAAAAATCTCCTTATCTCCCCCCACACCACAGCAAAAATCCACCACTCCCTCTTCAGCTTCAGCAAAGGCAACGGATTTTAATCCTTTGACAGCTGGTGCCATTCCCCCTAAAAAGCCCACGTGACGCAGGTAGTAACTTCCTGGCTTGGGGTTGGAGGATGAGTCTGGACTATAAAAACTGGCGGAAATTTTCTTATACCGCCTGCTTTTAACTGCTTCTTGGAAATCTGCGTCCCAATCTTTGAGGCTGGCCATCAGCTTGTTGCCCACCCGCCGCACTCCTTCTACCCAGGCGTAAGCCGGGGAGTTGTCGCGGGGATGTCCGACGACTGCGGGAGCGTCGAATAAATCGGGGTCATAGGATTGGGCGATCGCATCGAGGTCGCTTTCCGACAGGGTGACGGTTGCGCCGTTACTGGAGGTGTGAGTGCCAGCTGCAAAGATTTCGATTTCCTGGGGCATGGAGGAGTAGGGGAGAAAGGGAGGGGGCAACCTCCCAAAATAAGGAATTTTCTAATGCATTTGTAGAGTTCCCATTTGTCTTATCTGGCGGAATCCGCCAGATAGCGTCTTGAAAAGTTGCTCCTGGGGAGCCAGTGCGTTGGGCGGTTCTGCCGACTTGTAGCAACTGGCGTGGAAACCCCCAAGACCGACGCCACTTGCTTTATGCCGGGGAACCCGTCCACCGCAGTGGCTCCACTTTCCGCTACTGCCCTTTGACGTAATCAAGTAAAATCTCCCCTAACTCTCGTTCATCTTCTGTCGATGCCCCCAAAAACGGGCGTGGCGGCAAATTGCGCTTGGGGTATCCCATTTGGTGAGCGCGAGCATACTTGATATTGGTTCCTAAAACCACCCGAACACCATCAGCGCGGTAGGTGATGGATGCCCTGAGTCTGCCGGATTCCGTGAGTATTTTGGTTCCCCGCTTGCGCTTCTTGTATGCGGCTGTCAATGGGGCCCACGCTACCCCATCGGGGTCGTGTTCGCCCTTGAAATTCCGCTCGGTTCGCCGCACCATGTATTCGCCCATTGAAGCAAAGGCAGGGCGGAGGTTGTGCAGGCGATGTTCAATTTGGGCTAAATTGTGCTGGGCAGCAAGGGAATCGAGAGTGATAATGATTTCAGCCATGACACCTAAGCTTTTGAAGCGCTATGACTACGGTTCCCCACGCAAATTACATCCAATGGAACAACGCCACCTTGGACGACTTACAACCTAGAGCTAGGCTCTACCGTTTTGACGGGATGTTTGGTTATGTAGCTCGCATTGGCAGCAATGATGACTATGCTGTTTACCAAGGCAATGCAGATTGGACGCTAGACACAATTGCTGACTATGGAACCAAGATTTTAGAGGAAGAAGCGCGAGGTTTGTTTCCTGTTTGTTTAGAGGCAGGGTTGAATTACAGGTACTAAGACTGTTTTATCAGTACTTCACCAGCAACAGTATCAATTCCGTCGCCTACTCCTTCGCTATAGCCGATGTAGAGCGCCGTTGTCGGCTCTTGAGAATTTTCTGAAAACGCTCTAGTGCCGAGATGATCGTATTCCCCATAGTAGGAGCCATGACCGGGGTCTTTTTTGATCTTTGTTTTTATAACTGTTTTGACCGGATTAAGATTCGCTTCGTACCCAGTAACAACCACCTCAAGTTCTGGATGCTGAAGCAGAATCTCTGCAAGTTCTTTAGCTTTCATAAAAACTGCACTCTCCACAATTGCCACTAGGATTTACAGCGCATTGCACGCAAGGCGATGCCTGCGGCGGGCTGCGCCTGCGCGCATTGAACTTACACGAAGGATCGCCCAAGCAATCATCCTCAGTATCTACTCGAATCAGATCTACCTGATATCGGTGACAATACAATTCATATTGACGAAGCAATTCAGCCTCTTGAACTGCAACAAGCTTTTTCTTTGTTGATTCAAAGTTGAAGCTAGGGCGAAGACTTCCAGTATCAAGAAGTCCTAGCTGGCTAATTCCAACTGGAACAAGGCGCGCAAAATCCTGCCACATCTTCCTTATCCCCTCTTGAACCTCAGGACGCGCCATTGTTTCAGACAGCTTTGCTATTGTGTTATTCATTTGAGCAAAAGCCTCGCTGACTCCGGTCAGTTCAATAGTGAAACCGGTGCAAACGGTCTTTATTGTTGGTTGTCTTCGTACAGCTTTTATCTTGTGGCGGTTTCGCCTGCGCTGTCTGATTGAAATCATTTCTCTAAAGCCCTTTTGACCTGCTCCCGTAACTGTGGCGGTAACTTTTGCATCGCCTGTTCTAGTATCGCTTGCTTTTGGCTGGGGTCGCTGCCACCGGGGATAGTCGAGAATCCAGGTTCACCAATGGGCTTGCCACCGATCGCAGGGACTCTTTTCTTGTCGCCCGTCACTTTATCTACCACAGTCACCGTCTCTTGCGGTGGTTCATCTACCGTCAAGCCCTCGCGTTCAATGTCCCGCCGAGATACGGAAACCGCACCACACCTGCAACCAAAGCCAGAAGGTGGAAAACAGGTTTGCCAGAAAGGAGCGTCGGCCCTAAAGACTTTTTGATCTAAGGCTAGGTGATGGGGGCGAGGTACTCGTGAATCGCGATGTACCCATTGCCAATATGGACGAAGCCTTAATACTTCGGGATCGCTCATCTGCTTGTAGCGTCCGGCCCCGTAGGCGTTCCTCAGGTTCTGGTTGAAGATGAGCGCAGTCCGCCAGGGCCGCTTCGCTGGGTTCCACCCCGCCTTGTCTATCGCATGGTCAAATCCCTTCTTAAATTCGCCGTAACTGTCGCCGTTTTCTAAGCCACTCGCAACCAAGCGATAAACATCGCCCAGGAGTTCGAGGGAGGTTACGTTCGCCAACGTAAAGGCATAATCAGCAGCCGCATCAGCAAAGTCATCCCAGGCAAGGGACGGTAAAATCGATTTCTGTTTAAAATAGGCGATCGCTTCATCAAATGGTAGTTTAAAGGGATCAATGGTTTCTGGCATGGGTTTATGGTTCCCCTGGTGGCAATAGCCCCTCTCGCTCCAATCCCTCAATCACCCATTGCCTGATTTTTTCGGAGCGGTTGGGGAGACTTCGCAGTATTTCGTCTACATCTGTGGTGAATTTTACGCAGATAGGGGAATCCGCCATAGATCCTGGCTCATTAACAAATCTACCGCTTGCATCCCTTTTAGCTTTATCTATTGGGCGTTCCATCAATACTAATCCGATTCTCCTCCTTATTTTACCACCATCCACGGTATACCGTGATAAACTTCCTTTATTGCAAAACTGATTTTTGCTAAAAATCCATAGAAAATTCTCATGTAAAATCTATTGCTACCACGGTATACCGTTGTTATGATAGGTACATGAGCGGCGAGGGACACCACTTCAACCCCCCTCCCCAAAAGAAAAATGCGCTACATCGATACCCGCCAACAAAGAGATTACAGCCAAGAAGAATTAATCGCCCTGTGGAATGGCATCGCCAAACCCTTTCCCAGCAGCTACTACCAGAGCGAAAAGTCGTTGATTATCCAAAAAAATGCGAGTTTGTGGAGAGATTACCAAGAAATGGTTCCCTACGCCCAAGAATACGAGTCCGATGGGTGAGACTACAGCGAATTTTCCTGCCCACTGCACAGATGGCAGTATCTGTGCAAAAAAATCTAATCACACCAAAACTCTACATACTACTCATTCAGTCTCAAAGGATTTACATCATGCAAGAAATACTTACCTATGCCATCGAAATCGTGTTTTGGGCTTTCATCTTTGTGATGATTTTTGACTTCATCAACGGACTCTTCCCCCCTGTGCCAATGCCAAGCGTCAAGGAAGTCAAACCAATCGAACCTGAACCTGAAAACATTTCATTGCCCGACGACATACCCCACACTAAATTTGCAATTCCCGATCCGTGGTTGTGTGATACTGAAGAGGTTGTCAAAACCGCGCATATCACACCCCTGCCTCCGCTTCTGGCGTCAATGTCGCCACAGATTGCAGGTACTCTGCTACAGACCCCATCAGTACCGAAGCGCAAACGCGGAAGACCAAGGAAGATAGCCTAGTACACTGCCCTGAGCATGGCGCTAAACTGCTCAATCCAATATAAAAGTAATAGTCTAGTTAACAGAAAAATTATGGAAGATGAGATATTAATTACTTGTGCTTTGCGTTTTGATGGACACAAATACCAACAGCAGACTGGATTTGACGCTAAGAAAGCAATAGACAGTTTCTTCTCAAATCAACAATGGGGATTGCGACCACTGGAATTACTGGCGACATTCTTTTTGTTGCAGCGATCGCTTTACAAATATGATTTGCAGTACGAACCAAAAGATAGCAATTTCAGAAAAGTTTTTCGCTCTCTATTCTTTGAATGCGTTGATTTAGACATCCCAGAGGAATATCAACAAAAAGAATATGTTCAAGCGTGGGACAGCCAATATAAGCCTGACTTAGAAAATGTAAAAAATATTGTCAAAACTAATTACTGAACAAAGTTTTTAGCAATCCGGCGTCATCGTCATCATCTGCATCTATGGTTTTTGTGTATTTGAAAGGTACTTTGTCCAGAATGGCTACAAATTCATTTTCATAATCGCCCATGAACGCAGAACCTCCTTTCCCTGGATGGCGCTCATGAAAATAGACGCCGACAACACGATGAGGTGGAACTTTTTGCACAGTCAGTTCATTGCCATACACGGATATTGCTTGAACTAAAGAGGTTGACTCTGCTACTCCACGCTTCATGATGATATCGGTATCGCCAACCTTATGTCCATACATATCCATAACGGCTTTATTTTCAGTTCGCACGAGCGTGATTGTGCCATCGGAATTTTTGTTAGGAAAGTCAGTCTTCGTTAGCAGCTCGTAATTGAAAGCATGATAAGCTGCCATTGTTTCGCTGTATTTGCTTTGTCCGCCTGCTTCTTTGACGTATTTTTTGTATGCCTGCTTGGCGGATTCTTCCCCATCTGACCAATAATAGTTGTCTTTGCTACCACCTCGTTGCTCCGCTAGATGGTATTTGTAAGCCTGAGCGCCATCACTCCAAGAAGAGCCAGCTTGTTTGTCCATCCAGGTACTTGCTACTTCATAATTTCCTCCGTTTTTTTGAACGTATTCTTCAAAATCTTTCATTGTGGAATTTTTGCCACGCAAATTGTCGAATTCCTTGCCATTCTCGTCTTTGAGGATCACATCGTTTCCCTCTCCTTTGAGAGATTTTGGCAATTTACCAGTGATGCCGACTGTGCGAATGCCTACAGTATGCTTGGTGAAGGTACTGATGTAGTTGTCGTTCCAGTCGTCATCTTCCAAGGTTTTGCTGATTTGGGCAACTCGCTGCATCTCCTCAATCCGACCTTTTAGAGTTTCGCGGACATCTGGCGGCACGGCCGCTAAAAGTTGTTTTTGTTTGACTGCGATCGCGTCGATCTGCTGCACGATTTCCTTGTGCTTCATCCCGGCAAATGCTTCGGCAGCCTGGGGATTAACACTTTTGTCGCGCATCGACCAAAGTTCAGTGGGGTATTTATTCCACTGTTCGTCAGTTTTTTTAGCTCCCTGCGCTCGATAGCCAAGCGCACCGCCATTATCAACACGGTAGACCTTGCCATCCTTACCAAGGATGATGTTATCTTTTTCTTGACCAACTACATCCCAGTTTCCAAGTAGCGCATCAGCAGTATAATTTTTTTTCAGTTCGGCTAGGAGCTTTTTTTTCTCGGCTGGCGTACCTTTTTCTATCACCTCTTTCATGCTTTTGCCCTCAACGTACTCAGCCAGCTTCACCGGGCCGTCGGGGGTTTCGTAGAGCTTCTGTTTGGGCACATTAACGCCCAGCGCTCGATAAGCATTATCGGCCGACGCTTCGCTTCGCAAGTGTTCGGGACTATCGCCAGTTTTCCTGACAAAAAGCTTTCCAGTCTTGGGATCGCGTACTAAGACGGCTCCAGTGCTTCCTCCCAGGGGTTTAACGACCTCTAGTTTGCTGGGGTCGCTGGGAAATCCACCACTTCCGCCTGATGACTTGGTTTTTTGCGGACTTGAGCTTCCTCCCTTTACCTTTGTCCTTACCTGAGAAATCTTTTTCTTGGTTGGAGCGTCTGCATTTTTTCTACAGGTTTTCTTGGCGCTGATGCACGATCCGCCACAAGCAATACCTTTTGTGCAATTACTGGCTTTTTTTTGAGCGAAATCCAGCCCTTCTTCAGTGAAGTCCCCTACGTCGCCGGGATTGACGAGACTGTAGCTAATTTCGTCATCATTGATTTCAAACTTAAATCGCTTGGTCAGCTTGGAATTAACCCTATCAAGGAAGATGCCAGAGAAGCTGTCATCCTCATTTAACTGGGCTTGAGGTATGGCAGTAATCCCGTCTTGGTACTGGGTTTCGAGGATGTCCCGCAGTTCTAGCAACAATTGGGAGTCAGTTATTTTGGCGACGCTGGTCTCGGCAAAATCAAAACGATCTCTCAGCAGTCGCGTGACATATAGCCCGACAAACTTGTATTCATACTCGGTGAACTGTAGCGACATCAGAGAAAGCCAAGAGAATTACGCCTCTAGATTTCCCGCCTCATTTATTACCTCAAATCTGCCACCAGCTTCGGTTGCCATCATCGCTTGTGCCATGAGTTCGGTGAAGTCGGTGGTGTTAAGCTTGGGGAAGAGGTCGAAGAGGCGATCGCGCACCTCCTCAAAACTTTCCGATTCCTGCACTAGTCCCCGTATCTGCTCAATCCACGAACTTACAATGGGTGCAGAACGCTCTTGTAGCTGAGCCGCGTACAGGTCAACTCCATCCTTCTCGGTTTCGGCGAAATTAGCAGCAATGGGGAGACTTCGGGAAGTGGAAAGAGAAACAGGTTGAGTACGCTTGTACTGTTCTAGACTCTCAACGGTCACTTCCTGAATTCCACCAAAGAAATCAACAGGCATTTCCTGAAGATAGGCAGCCTTTGCTGATTTGAGGTTTGCGTAGCCAACCATGTATTTGTGTTCGTCAAAATCGCCATCCTCCAGCGAAACCTGGGAGACTTGAAAGATGCGTTGACGGTTTGCATCTTGCCCTTGGGCATCGCTCCCGGTAGGTTCATCGTCAAGTAACCCGGAGTAGATATAGCAGTCGAGCGCTTCACTATCTGCCCCAACGTAACCTCGTATGTGACCGTAACCAGATCGCAGTTTCTTGGAATGCTTGCGACCTGGGAATCTCACCTGATTGGGAAGGAACTCCACGCCGATAGCCAAGCCATTCCACTTCAGCACGCGGTCAATGATGCTGCCAAAGTTAAGGCTCTCTGACATATCAGCAGTGTCTTCTTCTGTCTCCCCTGCCCCCTGCTCCCCGCCCCCTGCCTCTTGTACGCCCGAATTAGCCAAAAACTGCTCATCCGTCGCCTCGCCACCCTGCTCAACTTCCTCATAGTGGTCGCCGTAAATCTCAGTTACAGCTTCCTTCTTCAGTTTGAAGCCCATGTCAAATAGGGTCTTGTCGCGCTGCGATCGCCCGTTCAAATCCTCTGCTTCCTCGAAGTTGCGCCATAAACGCGGAGGTTTGGCTTCCGGCAGGTTTAATTGCACATCCCACTTAATGAGCGTGCGGTTAAGGGTGTCGGAGAGCAAATCGGCATCCGCCTTAGTCAGTTCCTTTCGCACCTCATTGTGAGTGTTGGCAGCGGCGTAGCTCCCCCTGCTGCCGATTTCAGTGGTCAAAGTCTCGCCCAGCACAGTTTTACTGATTTCCCCGTCCATGTACTTGCACAGGGATTCATAGCAATTTATACTGCCAGAGCGAGAGGCTTCTAGTAGCATGATTTCTATGTCTTCGGGAATCATCACGCCAGCATCGGTGGCGATCGCTTCCAATGCCTCAAGCAGCCTACTTTTTTGCTCTTTGGTGGCTCCACGCTTGTATTTACCAATTGCGGTAGGAGATGCGAACTTATCAACGAACTGCAACCAAAATTTGATGCCTTGCTTTTTGAAGAATACATTCCACCAGAGTGTACGCCCTAATCCCGTACCGTAAGGGTTATCATCGGTAGCGCCGCAGATGTGGCTGAAAAACTTCTTAGGGTAGAGCTTGGTGACAGCCTCCCCATCAATCATGTCTTCTAGGGTTAAAAGTCGTAGCTCCCACTTTCCCGCTTCGTTGATGGCGAAGTTGAAGCGTTGCTGGTTTCTGGCTTTAATTTGGTTGGGATAGAACTCTTTGCCATCTTCACTCCAGAGAATTTCTGCCGGCTTAAAGCCTTTGAGCGTGGCATCAAGCAAGTTGTAGCAGGTTCTGTCAAATCCAGTTGCCAGCAAATCATCATCATCGGCCCTGCTAGCAAGACTTTGCAGATGATACTTCACCATGTCCGCCGCTTTTTGGTCAATCTTGTCTTTTGAGGCGGGTTCCACCGACCACTCGCGGGCGATGACTGCTAGATATCGCTTTTGCAGTACCGAGAAACAATGCCCGTCTTTGAGTAAATCGTCGTAGGCTTTATACTCCCCTTTGCCTCGCCCCTGGAGAACGTCATCAGGATTGAGCAAGCGCGAACCCAGCAGCAGCAGATAGGGGTCGCGTTTGACTGAAGCTATTTCTGTGTCAAAGTTACGGGGGAGGGAAGGCATTTGAATGTAGGAGAAAGAAAGCCGGAAACCCGGCTAGTGCATGAATCATGAAAATTCACTCATCTAGAGTTCCCTCGGTTTCCTATCTGGCGGAATCCGCCAGATAGCTCCTCAAGCGGACATTGGATCGTCGCGTCCAATACCGAGCGATCGCAGCTTGAGCTTCACGTCCTCAGGTTCATTCCCACAGTAGTAATACTTTTTCTCACGCAGATTTGCTAAGTAGTAACCGGCTTTGCCACCTTCAAGACGAAACAACTCAATAGCTACTTGTTGTTTGGAAATGCTGTACAGGAGTTCAAAGTCGTTAAAATCAATGCTTATTGGCAAGCTTTTGTGAAACAGCTTGCCTTGCTTGAAATGCCATCCACCAGCTACGCGCTCAATCACGCGATAGTAATCTGGGATATAAACGTTTGTGTCCATTTGCTATACTCCAAGTAGGCAAGAAAGCCCCCAAGTGGGGACTTGGGGGATTGAGCTACTTATCGCTCATCTGGCTCATCTGGCTTAATTTCAGGGGGGAGTTCGTCGTCAGAAACTAACTCTCCCTCCTGGCCCTTAATGTCGGTCTTGAAATAACCAACATGGTCTTCCTCCGCCGAAGCTGGTTCATAAACTTCCAGGTCTTCAGGATTGGGTTTTTTCGAGCCGCCATTGGATTGAGTCATTCGCTTCACCTCCTGACAAGGGGTAGTGTTTTTGTCCCTTGTAAATCCATTATATTCCCGGTTAACCGGGAATATCAAGAATTGCATAAATAAATTTTAGGGATTATTATGGGGTTATCCCTAGTTAACCAGGAATAGTAGCGTGAGTAATCCCAAACCTTTGCAAACTGAAGGCTTTCTCGAACAACAGTTTAAAGGCTATACAGAGGAAATAACAGAGCCGTTATCCAAAAAAGTGACGGGAGTTAAGCTGCCACAAAGCATCCATAACGCGCTACACGCACTTCCACAAGAAGAGAGAGTGAAATATCTGCGGCGAATTATTTGCGAGGCGGTTGAGCGAGATTTGATGAGTAAGTAAATAGGCTCCGTCCTCAACGTGCGCTAACGCCCTAAGCATTAATCACCAAGCTCATCAATGACATCAATGACAAGGCAGTAGGACACAAAAAGGTAAGGCAAGCCTAATATCACAGCTAGCGCAGTTCTCGTCACCCCATCATTGACAATTCTTTCACCAGCGTCATTTGTCCAAGAAATTGTATTTTGGGGATTAAAGGTAAAACCAAGCCACTGGGCTAGGACGACAATTAGGAACAGTTCTGTTATGAAGTTGAAGTATTTCACTCTCATTAATCAATAAAAAGTAGTATCAACACAAGTATTTGCATTAGCAAAAGTGCGTTTTCCCTCAGTATTTGCATTAGTAGATTGAGGTCTTCTTTCATAGTTTGTAGCGATGATTTACATATCTCTAGTAATCCCTCAACCTCGACCCTACGCGTGAAGCCTTGCCCACGCTTTCAAACTCAACCACCCCACCAGTGCCGTTGTGGCCCAGCACGGTAGCATCCCCAACGTTGGGCGAACGGTGCAGTCTAGCAGTGGTTTTCTTCTTATCCTCAATCTTGGTTTTGCCTGTGGTGGTTTCCTCGTAGTAGGTTCCTGCGAGGTCTTCCATCAGCATTTCTTCGATTTCACCCAAAGGTGCGATCGCCACCTCTTCATTCCTAAAGCCTTCACGCAGCATCCAGTAATGTTCGGCTTTGAGGTTCGCAAACAAGCTATTTTCATCGGCCGCCTCTCCCCAGTGCGTACCATCGCCAGGGTAGTCGCCCTCTAGCAACTTGGATAAAGCGCCAGAGCCGACGCCAATGATATCCACGTTGATCCGTCCTGGCTTTTCGTCTATCACTTTTGCGCCAAGGGCTGCGGCTCTACCGACATCTAATCGATCGCCTTTGGTTGGCATGACAGCAACAGCATACAGCACCGGGCCGCGCCACGATGCAGTAGCGTGGTCGTCGCCACCGTCACCCACGTCTAACCCGTGCCGCCAGTGGTGGTGTTCTGCTATGAAATCCCATTTTTGCGGATCGGCATCGTAACGAGCGCGGGCTTGCAGGAACCAGCTGCGGGGGACGATAGACTGTTCGCTATCAACTGGGAATAATCCCTCAACGCGAGATTGCCAGAATGCTGATGATTCGCCTTTTTTGCGGACTTTTTCAATCCAGGCAATCGAGATAGCGCCGGGGATGACATCGCGCTGACACCAGTCCGGCCACGCTGACTGCGGCAAGACATCGCCTGTTACCGAGTCAACTATTGCAGCTGCGACATCTGGTTTTAAGCGATGAATGCCATCGGTGTGTTCTTCGTAAGCCCAAGAAACATTAATGTGGCTCCAGGCTGAAATACGATTGTGCCGACGAGCGCAGGCTTTTTCAAAAGGAGTGCCGCCGACTATGGGGTTGCCAATTCTTAAGCCTCGGTTATCGGAACCAGTTAGGCAGCTGGCAAAACCATCGTCGATTTCTTCAGTGATGCCGCACGCTTCATCTTGAATGAGTAGTAATTTTTCAGCGTGCTTACCCTGAAAGCTATTGCTGTCATAGTTTCGGGCAGTAAAGCCATAGGCGCGGGCAGACTCAGAAAACTTTAAAAATAACTCTCCCCTTTCCCCGCCAAGTTTTACCTTGTTTTTGTCATAGAGTTTGCGGACTTCCGACCACAGTATCTGCTTGACTTGGGATTCGGTAGGGGCTGTAGAAATGGCGAGTCCGCCAACAGCGAACACCCACCACAGCACAACACAAGCCGAGATAAAACTTTTTCCCACACCATGAGCAGCTTGGACGTTGGTTTCTGCTCTGTCCCTAACTGACTCCAAAATCTTGATTTGCTCACCTGTCACGGTTGGGACGGCTAGCACCTCACGCACAAATTCAACTGGCTTGGTGGCGTAGTCAGCAAAAGGAACCGCGTCATCTTCGCCTTGGACTAGTCCAAGCGCTGCTGCACACTCTTCGGCAAACTCCCTCCGGCGCTTATCGGCTACGCTTTCTTTTGGCATTGGTCATTCAAGGCGCGGATAAAATCTTGGGGGGAGATGCCCAATGCCATTGCCATATCAGCCAAATCCGCCGCTGTCTTGGGTACCAGCTTGTTACGCAATTCAATCAGGCGGCATAAGCCAGTTGCAATCCCACCGATACCACGAGTATCTTCGCCTCCTCCCGCCAAAATACACGAGAGTGAAGCGATCGCGCAGTCAATGATTTCTACTTCATCAATTTCTCGCAGGTCGCGGCGATTCGACGGCGGGGAATAGGGAATAGGGGTAGAGGCGCGAACAGCATTTTTCGGCTGCTGACCATTTTGTGCTTGGCGCAAAGCTGCCCAACCTTCATCACTGGCACGCTTTTCAACTGCACGCTTAGAGATGCCAAACCTCATGGCGATCGCCGCTAGCGACTCCGTGCCAGTCGTGTAATCTTTTTTTGCTTTATCCCAAGTCTTAGAATCGATCACCGCAGATCCGCATTTTGTACCGCACCGTATTTTTCTAAAGTTCCCTACTGGTGGGCTATGCGAGTAAAATACGGCACTGGTTTTTAACGCAAAAATCAAGTGTTCAATGCGGGGTGCGCGTCATTCATTACAAAAGTTTTTCTGACCTCTCTTAGAGCCTGCCGATGTCCGTCTATTGCCTCTTGCTTGGTCGAATATTTCCACGAATGCCCATCCAGCAATCCCCCTGAGATAGCTGTCTCGTAGAGTTTAGGTTTTCGATCGCTGGTCGGATGCGAATTTAGTCCCACAAAAGCAGTCGATATTTCAATTTCTCCGATCTGAGTAAAATCAACCATCCTCAGGATGCCAGCATCTTCAAGCCAGCAACCCCACTGTTCTACTGTTGCCGATACGGGATTTCCACCCTCGTCCAAAATGTAGTACATATTCATCGTTTTTGATTGCGGTACAAACATTCTAGATCTCAAGCACAAGCTCTTTCCTCAACTCGCCGCTGATGATCTCGTCAAAGTTTTCACAAACCGCCAGTAGATTAAGCGATCGCTCGCTTGCTGGTATCGTTTTCAAATCTTCCTGAAATTTCCTCACTTCCTGCAACAGACGCAGTGCATACGAAATATCGTTATCTAGAGCTGGAAAATCTTCTGACAATCTCACGAGGCACTCGTTACTTATACGCATTTTTATTTAAAGCTGTATTTAATATTACTTTGAAATGAAGGATTGTATCTTTATAACAACCTCGAACGCATTACAAGAAGCGCAAAAATACAATATCACCTGTTTTTGTATTACGTAAAATTACGTAATCTTTCTCAAAATCAACCAATGACGACTTGACAGTGTTGCGCCAACCCTCGAAAATGCTATTTCGATGGTCTTCGGGGGTCTTCGGGGGTGAACAAGAAGGAAGCCGCTGAGTTTTTAGGTATCTCGACGCGCACGGTCGAGAGTTACGTAAAGGCAGGTAAGATAAGTGTTGCTTATGTACCAATTAAGAACGGCAAACAGGCCGTTTACAACGAAGAGGAGTTGAGGGCGTTTAAGGAAGATTCACAAACGCCCGTGCATCGGTCTTTTGTTGCCCCGAACAATTCCGAAATTGCTCCGTCGGAGGTCTTCTCCTTCGGAGACGCTAACGCGAACGGGGGTCTAGCAACACTACCACCGACAAGGGTGCTGGAGCTATTGGAAGCTATTGTTTCTACTCAGGAAGTTATTGCTTCTAGTCAGAAATTGGCGCTGCTGTGGAATAAGTTGGTGTGGAATTTAGAGGAAGCAGCAGCAGCTACTGGCTACTCGCGGTACAGATTGCGGCAGGCGATCGCTACAGGAAATCTGCGGGCGCAGAAGGTGGGCAGAGGGTGGAAGGTTCGCCCCCAGGATTTACGAGAGTACACGAAGTGTTTGTTTGGAGACAAGGAGTACGTCTAAAGCCCCAAATACTTGCTACTGGAGTCCTCTGGATTACTTTCTAAATACACATTTGTCACGCTAATGTTGCTATGTCCCAAAGTATCCCGCACCAAATGAATGGGCGCTCCTTTTGTCAAGGAATGTTGTGCGTGCGCGTGCCGCAGCCAATGGCAGCTGATTTTAGGGTCGAGATTGGCTGATGCCGCAGCTTCTTTAATAATCAAATGCACCATCGTGCGGTCTAGAGCCTTGCCCCTGACTGACAAGAACACTGGCCTATCGTCTGAAGAATTATCTCTTAGTGCCTCCACCTCCATCCAAACCGATAGCGGCACTAAGACCACCCGCTGCTTATCGCCTTTACCCACAATTGAAACTTGCACTTCTCCAGAATCGCGCTCTGTGAAGTCCTGCCACTTCAAATTACAGACTTCGCTGACCCGCATTCCGGTGGCGTAAAGCAGCTTGAGCAGGGCGCGATCGCGTGCCGATAATTCTGGGTGATTGATTAATTTGAGTACCTCAATTTGCTTGAGTATTCTGCCAGATAACAGACGATTGCCCTTCGGGATGCGAAGCGCGGCGGCAACATTGAAGCGGGTGTAGTTGAGCTTGGTGGCGAAGGTAAACAGCGATTTAATGGCGTTGAGCTTGCGGCGGATGGTCGCTGGCTTTAAATCTTGTTCGTCAAGAGAAGTACTGTAAGCCTGCAATTCCTCCAAAGAGACTTGCTGTAAGGATTTGGCTACAAACCCAAAAAAATTATCCACATCCCGCCGATAAGCTTCTTGGGTGGAGTCCGGGCGGTTGTGCAACCACATTTCGACGAGAGTTTGATCGGGATTTAGAGGAGTGAGTTTTCCCAAAGGATTGTAAAACTGAGGCTACTCCTTTGAGATTTCCCGGACGTGAAACCCTTGATTTTGCGCCCATTCAACATAAGTGCAGTTATGTTGAATGGGCAAATAATTAAAAGTGGGGCTATAATTTGCAGCTATAATACGCGGCGACAAGTTCCTCTGACCGCTATCGCTAGCAAAATCCAACACTCATAGGTTGAACGCCGCTTACCAGAGTGGCGTTTTGTTTTTGAGGGAACCCTAGCGAAGTAGTGCAGCCCTCGCCATCATGACTTCCCCTCCAACCCCAAAAAATTCTCGCCTTGGCAAGGGCTATTCCTACCTCTTTGCCGCTGTGTTGACCGGGCTGCTTGTAGGCCAATCTCTAAATATTTCCTTGAAATTTAATAATTCTGGTTTCGAGAAATTTGACATCGCCACCCGCGAACTAAATGGCGCAATTTTTTACCCTTGTGTAGCACTAATTGCCGCAATCCTGGGGCTTCCCACAGACGCGATCGCCTTGGCTTTGGGACATTTTTTGAGCAGCGAAAAGTTGGAGCAAAGGCTCCTCCAATCCAAACTTTTCAAAGATAAGGAGCGCGAGTAA